GAGTAATGAATGGAACACCTTCGGACTGCTGGAATACAGAGAATAGACGAGCAATATTATCAACATCTGAAGTAAATTCAAATCTATCATTGTAACGAACATTGTATTTAACACCGCCACTAACACCATTAGCACTAACAAACGGAGCCATACTGTTATTCTTGCCGAAAATAGTATCTTCATCTTGATCATCCGCTGCTAACAGAGTAATAATACGCGGAACCATACGATTTGCCATACCAAGATTGCGAATAACAGTTGAACCAAGCTGAGTTGGACTCGTAGTGTGCTCAACAAGTCTGTAATCAACAAACGAGAAATTCATGTCCTTTCCACGTCCCATTGCGAAACGATCCATTTCATTGCTACTCCCATAGAAGATATAGTCAGCACAGAACTTAAGTTCATCACGAACAATTTCACACGGTAAATCTGCTGAAATTCCATTGGTAATCTGAACACGTCTTTTGGTCGTTGGTTCAAAAGTTAATTCAATATTAATTGGTTCTTTAATGAGATATAAGGGAAGCTGATTGACCTTTAAGAAAGGAAATAGATCACTTAAATCAATACTGTATGAAGGACATTCATCTGGTTTTGTACCATCCATTATTGCCCATGATGGTTGTTCTAAACTTGAACCAGTAGAACTATATTCAACTCCATTATCAATACCATATGAATTAGCAAAAACCTTTGAATCATCGTTGTAAATGAAATCATGATTCATAAAACGACCAGTCATATACATTTCACGCTCACGATTGTTTTCATTCGTAATGAGAGATGATTTGACAGCATGAAGAGATGCCCACGAATCAATTTCATTAAGAGTCTTGTTACCAATCTTGAGAACCGCCTTCTTTATAATCTGACCAATACCAACATGCGGTTGAAGGAAAACATTAGTCTGACTGGCGTTCGGTTTTAGTGATACGAAAATCTTTGAATGAGAGTGGAGAAAGCCTTTGTTCTGGAGCGTAAAACGACAAAAACCATCTGTATTAGTAGCACCCTGCGAGAATACGACTGGTTCAAGTAGATCAGTTTCTAACTGCTGAGTGTAGTTAGCAGGGATCTGATCAAGCATGAGAAAGTTCGGAATATCAGCATCATCGGAAGACATATTTAATTTATAATGAATGTATTATAAAAAAAACAAAAAAAATTTAATTAATTTTATTGATATAGAAAATATTTATTTGATCACTGCCTGAGTTGCACGCCCTGCCCCGAATATAATAGTTGTGCCTTGGACTTAATGAATATATATACGCCGATGGGATTATCTGATTTAAGGTCGCTGTCAACCGATAGACCCCATTGCTCTTGCGAGAAATCATCCCCCGCTTCTCCAATTCCATACTTGACCGCAAGACCATAGACACCACCGCCTTCAGCAATATTCATGTAAGAATCTTCAGCAGTAGCACCAGTAGTCATATTGTAATTTCTATTCATATTAACTGGAGAAATTGAAAGTCTCTCCATTGAATACTGTTTATCTGGAGAAATAGCTTGTACAAGATTCTTCACTAACTGCGGATCAACAACTTTAGAAGTAGTGTTTGTAGCATTCACAATATTTGCGACATAATCAAACTCCGCAGGATATTTAGCACCACCCTTTAACCACTGAACTCTACGGATTGGAGCGAGTGCAGTGATACTTGAACCATCACCGCTTGGGAAGGTTGTTGCTTGACCGTCTTGAGTAAGAGTATTAATATTAGATACTGGCATGAAAGTAACAAATGCCGAAATAACATTCTGTAGAGCAAGAGAATATTGAATCTGAGCATTCGTAGAATTAATACTGGAGTATAGAGAAGTGATAGTATTATATTCATATGCTCCTTCAGCACCACTCGGCGTTCCAGCAGGAATATCACTAATTTCACATGTTAGCTTGAGATTAGTTAGTTCGTAGTGAGCATCACCAATTCCAGCAGTAGAACCATTCGTATTGAATAATACATTAGAATCGGGTTGAAGTAAAAATTCTAACTGAATACCACCAAAAGCATCTGGTCTTAAATCAATCATCTGTCCAGACTGTAAAAATCCACAAGGAACATGGAAAGAAAATTCATTTGTCTGAGAAACAGCACTGGAAGCATTCTCCATGACTGCCTTACGGAAAGTAGTAGCATTCGGGTAGATTAAACACGACTGCTGAAGGTGTCCAAGTTGGTCTTGTAGAGAACTCGTGCAAGCAAGGTATGAATTCATAAACTTGGAATAATGACGAATATTCTCACAAACCATCTTGGAGCGATTTGCACGAATCGTTAAAGATTCAATAACATTGTAAATACCAAGACGATTATTCATTGTAACATGGTCACCATCAACTAAACGAGTTGGATTGGTGAGATTATCTTTAAAAGCATTGAAATTTCCAACAATTCTTAATGTGCTCGGATCAAGCATTCCATCTTGTGCCGATACAGTAAATGATAACACAGGGAAACCATTCTTGAAAGATATCTTTCCATCCGCTGGGATATTGTCTGGGCGAATTTCTATGTAGCGACTGGTCATTTCTATTTATAATATTTAAATTATAAAAATATCAAAATTAAATTATTAAAAAATTATTGAACTACTTCCACACTGCCATCCCGAATTACTAAACGGCGGATATGAAACACAAAAGAGTTAAAGAGTTTTGGTTTACTCGGTGGTTGACTGGTCTGATAACGAGCAATTACAGCAAGGTCTTTACCCCTTAAATCTAATACTCCGTTCTGACCACCCGCCGAAAAGGATCTACCGAATACAAAGTTAGTCATGAATTCAGTGAAAGACCTTGGTTTGATACCAGCGTTATCAAGAGTCTTCTCTAATTCATACAGATGAAAGGCATCCAGACTATTCTTTGTAGCAATTTTCTTGGTAGATATTTCACGAGACGGAACTCGCTTTCCGTTAATCGTGTATTGAATGCTGGAGAGTTCATCACAGATACCGGTGTATGCCGACCGAGTAGATGCGATACATATATCTTGTGGATTCTTTGTTGCCGCAACAGCACCGACATGACTTGTTCCTTGGATAACATAAGTTCCAGAACCAGAAATCAACTGGGCGGATGTATATACACTGGAATCCTGCGGAACAACTAATAGAGATTTAGCACGACTATTCTGTGCGAAAATCTGGAATGTAGTCTGTCTATCAGTTGCCAGTATGCTATGCTTGTAATTTGTAGTTGACATGATATCAAACTCTATTGCCCTTCCTTCACGAACTTTATTAATCATACCAGCTTCATACTGTGGATCAAGGATGACTTGAGAAACGATTAATGCTACATTAGAAACTTCAAAACTGGCATCATAAGTTGCATGATCCGATACCGCAGTAGAATACATAACATAATCATCAGATGTTATATCAGAACCATTGTTTGTAATACTTGCGTCACATACAATTTCAATTAATCCAGCACCACCATTAGCAGCAGCAGAAAGATTAATTTCACTGATTTTAGCAACATGTGATAGTATAGAACCACTGCCATTATTACGTTCATGACAGAATTTAAAAGTTTCACCAACAACAAATGGAAACCTTGCGACTCTGTCAGAACCACCGAGATTATTTAGATCACTTACATAAAAAGTGGTTGTTGCCGAACCATTTACCCAGTCATTTGGTGCGTCCGAACCATTTAATGAATGAAAGTGTGGATTTAGTGGAGTTCTTACATCACGCATGACACTATCTAACTGCTTGATAACATACTGTGCTTCATTCAAATCAATTTCAATATAAAGACCATTTGTCATCATGACTGGAAAGATAGAAACTGAATCAGCAAAGATACCAGTGTGTAAAGGTAGAGTTATCTTCGCATTTAAGAAATCAGAATCAGAGAAAGCAGTTGTTTGATTACCCGAAGTCTTCTTAAAGAAGGGGTTTGTAACAGTGTTTGCCATTCCTGTCTTGGTCGTGCCCAAGTCACCGCGATTATCGGGTTGATGAACAGCACAGCACTCGGTCAATGCCCGCATGTTTTCAGTATTCTTATCCTTATCATAATCATACTTGACAGATACATATGTTGCGTAATCAGAAATCTCTTCAAGTAACTGACCACGAGATCCATCATAAATTCTGATATTCTTAATCAGAGTAGATGTACACTTATCTAACTGAAGACGAGTTGGAGTAGCACCCGAAGGTAGAGATAGCTTCACATTAAACTGAAGATAAGTCTCGCGACCATCCATGAATTTAGTGGAAGGATCTACAAAGATCTGAACCTTCTGACCGGGAGAATATGAAAGTCCATTCTCCGAAGGAACCGAAATCTTCTTCTCGCCAACTCGTGCCGAATCATCCGCAGACCAATATGTTGACATTTAATTTTATAATAGTTAAATTATAAAAAAATCAAAAAAATAATTATTAAAAAAGTTAATTGTGCTTATTGAGTTCTGCCAGTCGTAACAGGTGTTGGTGCTGCTACTGCCATAGGTTTCTCAGTTTCTTGCTGTTGCTGTGTCTGTAAATCAGACGCTTGTTGATCTTCATCTAATTTTTCACCAACTGTATCAGTGAGACCACTCGCTAAATCAAGAACACCACCAATGAGTTTAGCCGGTGGAAATACAGTTCCAACTAAATCTCCAACAGTTCCACCAATCTGTAAAAGATTACTCGCTTTTTCCCAATTGTTATTTCCTTGGATACCACCATGGGCAATGTCTTCATATAAATCCATACCACCAAGTGCTGCTGAACCAAGAACACCCGCTTTACCAAGAACACCAGATACCTTCCCAGCAACACCAGCAGCAGCACCTTCAGCAGCACCTTTAGCAGTAGCAGCAGCACCTTCTAAAGTAGTAGTCAGACCTTT